CTCAGGGGTCGTGCGCATCCAGTGGGAGATCTCAGCCTCGGACTTGCCAGCCATGGCCATCTTGCCGATCTCGGACTGAGCGATCTGCTGACCGATGATGCGATCCCACGCAGCCAGATGCTTCTCTGCTCCATGGGTCACCGGATCGATGTGCTCCCAATCCTTACGACGGACCTCCTTGAGGTACCAGTCGGTCTGGGTTCCCATCAGGTTGAACATGTTACGCCCACCTCCGGAAAGGTCGGCGAACATCTCGCCCTGCGCTCCACCGAAGTACGGAGAGAAAACCTCTCGCCCGATGCGGACGTCCTTCTTGCTCGCTCCAGAGGCTGCGATAGCACTCAGGTTGGCGCGCTTGTTCTGGACGTCACCCATGTCATCGATCAGGGTGCGCAGGTCATCCTCCAGCGCCGTAACGTCCCGGCCCTGAGCCTTGCCACGGTTGATCTGCGACTTGAGGCTGCCCTGCATGTTGGTCATGTTGGTCAGCATGGTGTCAGTGTTGGCCATGTCGACCTTGAGCTGAGCGGTGCGGTTCCTGCGAACAGTTGCGTTGAACAGATCCTTGGTCATGTCAGCGCTACCGCTTGCAGTGCGGAAGAGCATTGCCGCCCCGCCGAACCTTGCTGCCTGTCCGAGGAAGTCGTCGGCCAGCGCCCTTGGCGCGTAGCCGATACGGAAGAGCTGAGCGAACTTCCAGTACGTGGTGAGATCGTCGACCACGTCAGTGCTGCGAGTCCAGCCAGTTCCCAGCCTGTTGCGAGACTTCTGCCACTTGGATCCGTTCGCCATGACAGCCTTCTCGAACAGGTCGAAGTCCATCAGCACGTGATGGTTGGCCATCTGGGTCTCGAACAGTGGAGTCGGGATCAGCCTCGCCCCATCACTGTCGACTGCCGCCGTGCGGATGGGCAGACCGGTAACCGGGTCGGTGGTGGTTGCGGATCCGTAAGTCCTGCGTGCGCTCGACTCGGCCTGGGCGTTCCTGCGCATGCGAGCAAGCTCGCCGTACAGCTCTCGGCCCATCGCCATGTCGATCTGTGCGCTCGGGTTCTTCGCGTTGTAGCGACGGACCACGTCAGATGCGATGTCGTTCTCGATCTGGATGAGCTTGAGGTTGCGGTCGTTCGGAGACGCAGAGATGTAGTCGGAAACCCACTTCTCACGGACATCCCGAGGGATGGCCTTGTTCTCTCGCAGTGCAGCGTCGAGCTCCTTGTAGCCGTTCTCCGCGTGCACATCGATGTAGTACGACGGCTTGATGCCGGAGTACGTACGCACAACCTTGATGGGTGCGGCAACAGCGGAGTTGTAAGCGAGGGCCGCTCCGCCACGGATGAACCCCTGGCCGGTGACCTTCTGCCAGTTGTTCTCCTGAAGAGCCTTGCTTCCCCTGACCTTCATTCCCAGCGGGGTGGTGACCCTGTTGTAGTTCAGGTTGTCCAGGGAGGCGAACGACTCGATGCGGTCGGTCACGATCCTGCTCTGGCCGTCAGCCCTGTTGATGATCCTGGTCTCGTTGTCGAGCAGGCCCTTCACGCGAGCGCCGTGGGCGCTCACCTTGGCAGCATCGCTCAGGCTGTCGAAGTAGGTTCCCAGGAGAGACTCTCGCTGAGTGGCTGCATCGATCTGCATCTTCAGCCCGGCGTTACGAACCTCAAGGGCATCCTTCGCTGCGACGTCTCCGATAGAGACGCGCAGTACGTCAGTCACCTCGTCGGCATCCTTGGCCTGAGAGAGCAGCCGGGCCAGTACGTCCCCGTTGGCAGACTTCTTCAGGGTTGGCATACGGTCACGAAGGATCAACGCTGCGTTGTCGGGGTTGGAAGTCTTGATCGCCATGACGTTGTCGACCATGGACTGGAAAGTGGATCCGGTGAAGACCTGCTCCAGCTTCTGCTCGGGAGTCTTCGGAGTCTTTCCGATCAGACCCATGGCTCCGGTCTTGATCTTACCGGCAGGCTGAATGCCTGCCGCCACACCCTTGGTGAAGACCTTGGCCTTGGTTGCGGACAGTCCCTGTCCAGCCAGAACGAGAGGGTCCAGATACCAGGAGACCGCGAGGTCGGTGGCGCCTGACACGTACTTGGCCGCACCGGAGCTGAAGTACTCCTCCGATGCGATGCGAGTCCCGAAAGGGTCATTGACGGTAGGAGTGTCCTTGTAGGTCCCGGCGAGGACCATGGACTTGTCCCGAGCGATCTGGTCGGGGCTGATCCCCCTGGCCTTCAGCTCATCGTTGTTCATCCCGAGGGTCCATACGGCCTGACCGGGAGAGATGCTGTGAGACAGGTTCCAGTAATCCTTGAACGCGTCCCACTCGCCATCCTCGCCGATGTAGTCAGGACGCCCGTAGATGGTCGAGTGCAGCGCCATGGTTCCGCTGGACAGAACTGGAGAGACGGTGGCGGAGTAGAACTTGTAGAGCTTGGATCCGATCCACTCGATAGGCTTGAGAAGCCAAGGAGTCCCTCCACCCTCCTGGCTCGCTCGCTTCTGGGCGAGCGCACCGAGCTGCGCCTGGGTGAGGTCGGAGTTGGGATCGGACATGTCGATGCCCTGAGCATTCCAGTAGGAAGCCAGAGCGGACTGAACGCTGGACGGCAGGTCGCCCATCTGTCCGGTTCCGTTGAGGATTCCGTCAGAGATGACCTGCATGTCCTTTGGGTTGTAGCTAGTCGCCACCCGGTTCTCCAATGCTGACGTCTGGCAACTCCGCCAGACTGTCGTCATCATACGGAGTGATGCCACTGTTGAGTAGATTCTTGGCCATGGTGTTGGCCTGGTCCCTCGACACGCCTGAGCGTGCGAGGGAAACTCCCATGACGGGAGCGTCACCAAAGGCTAGGGCCAGTGAGCCCATGTCGTCGAACCACTGGCCGCCGTACTTGTACTCAGGCTCGTTCACTGCATCGCCTTCGCCTTGCGTACGACATTGCGCATCGCCCAACTGGCTCCAGGCTGATTAGCCATGAACTCCAGGACTGGAAGGTAAGGAATGATCGACTGAAGATCCTCCGCCTTCTGGTCGGCGAGGCCGAGGGCCTCTTCGCCCGGACCCGCGCCCATCGCTGCACCGGAAGTAACCGGAACGCCTGGCTGCCCACTGGGCTGGCCCATGGGTACGACCCTCGAAGAGGGATCGCCGAAGAGCGCTGCAAAGTCTACATTACCGCCAGGGCTCTGGCCCTGCGGAGCACCTGCCTGCTGCTCCTGATACGCCTTCTGCTCACCGTAGCCCGCATCGGGCAGTCGTTCACCAGCAGCGGTCACCGCCTTGTCGGTGCGCTCGCTGAACTTGCCGGGTCCAGAAACTTCAGCCATCGTACTTCTCCACTATCTCGTAGAACTTACTCTCTTCACGCTTGTGCAGATTGTGCTGCGCCGCAGCCAGGGAGACATTCTGAAGTAGCTCAGTAGTCTCCCTGGCAACGCCGGTCAGCCATGAAGCTCCGAGGACAACGAGCGTCCACTTGCTGTGCTTGAGGGGGTGAACCTCCATGTACTGGACCTCAACCTCGTCATCCATCGATAGCTCCTTACTTGGCCATGGTCCCGCCACCACGGGTCATGCCCGTGTTGACGAGAATGTGCGTCTCCCACCCGATCACGGGTGCAGGCGCCTGGTGGCGGCTGTCTCCGTGGGAAGTGGAGGTGAGAGCCTGTGCGGTGTGAGGCTCAAGCATACGCCCCTTCAGAGACTTCCAGTCTCCCTCGGGTCCATGGACCCCACCGAACCATCCCTGCTCGCTCATGTCTTACTCCTTGCGGTTCGCTTTACAGCGGGCTTCGGCCTGTCGGCCGGGTCGTCCTTCTTCTTCTGCCCGCAGGACGGGCATCGGATTCCGTAACGATCCTTGTAGTCGTGGTACTTAGCTGCCTTGCAGCTCCAGCAGATATCCATCAAATGCCGCTCTGCCTCTGAGTTCGTGCTGACATGGTTGCTTCGCCCTTACCGGTGAGTCCGGCCAGCAGGCTCATCATGTCGAACCCCTGCGGCTGACCAGCGCCCGAAGGCGCTGTGCTGCCCTGTGGAGCTCCGCCAGGTCCGGCTGGTGCTCCTCCACCACCGCCACCCATGAGGGCCGCCAGTGGGTCCTGAGAGGCCGCCTGGGCCTGCTCCTTGGGCTTGAACACCTTCAGCACAGCATCGTGTACTGGAGTGCCCTTCTCCCTCTCCTCGATGAGCTTACTCATCTTGGTGAGGGCGTCCGTGGGATCGACCATACCCTGCTGCGCCATCGGAAGAATAGCCTGCATGTACGCCATGATCCCCTGCTTGAGAGCGTCAGTGAACTGCTCGTTGTCGATCTGGGTCTGGAGCTGAGTGACGTCCAGATCCATCGGAAGCTGACGCTGAACGAAGTCCCGAGAGACCAGCTGATCACCGCGAAGCTGGAGAAGCGCGACGATCGCACGTGCAGGGTCCTGACCCGCCGCGAAGCCGTAGGTGACATCGACAGTGTAAGAACCCTTGATGTCCCGAAGCGGTACGTACGTCTCTTCGAAGGGCGTTCCCTGGACGACTCCACTGACTACCTTCTTCTCTCCGGGCCACAGCTTCTCATCCATCTCGAAGGCCAGCTCAAGCGCCTTGGCGAGAGCTGCGGAGATGACGGACTGTCCCGTGGTGATGACAGTGTTGAACCCGCCCATGAGCGCCTGAACGCCCTTGCCAGTAATGATGCTGGCGTCGATGTTTCCGGAGCGGACCTCTGGAGACCTCATTGCCTGGCGTGCCTCATTGTCCAGCATTGCACCTTCCTGGAAGGCGTACTGCGGAACGTCGAGAGCCACACGACGGACACCCTCAGGGTTGTCCGTCCTGATGATCGCATCATCTCCGAAGGTCATCTTCTGAACGTCACGAGGAACGGCGAGTGGAGCGCGGACGCTCTTCTCGGTCGCCTCAAGTCCGAGCAGCGCCATGCGGGCCTTTGCTAGCTGCACCCAGATGGCATCGTCGAACGCACCACGAACCTCCATGTCGAAGCCAGGACGCTTCGCGATGGAGACGTAGACCTTTCCGAGAGGATTCGGCATCATGTCTACGATCTGGTTGCCATGGTTCGGCAGGAACATGGTGATCTGATCGGGGTCGCAGTACTTCACGACCTCGATCTCACGCTCTGCCCAGCTCATCTGATCCTGGCCTGCCGTCTCGTTGTGCTGAAGTACTCGCATGAGGTGTGGGAACTTCGCCACGAGATGGATGGCCTCTTCGCGCCAGACCTTGGTGTAAGACCTGACGCGACCGTAAAGATCAAGCTCTGGGTAGACGCCCATGGGATTCTCCACCCGGATGCGAGGCATCTTATCCTCGAAGTCGGGCTCGATCACATAGATCGCCATGCCGAATGTGTTGTAGTAGTCGCAGAAGGTGACCTGCTTGCCGGACTGGAGCTGAGAGTGCTGAACGTAGGCGTTCGCAATCTTGGTCCTCTTGCCAGAGAACTTCCTGGCCCTGTCCGTGGTGATGACACCCGACGCGCAGTTGATCGACGGCATGCTGCCCATGACCTCGGCCATGTCTCGTGCCGAGGTGTCGATCAGGTTGGCAACGATGGGCTTGGGCCATGCGTCAGGCATGGCGCCAGGCATCACCGTGTCAATGTCACCAGAGCGTACATCGTGTACATCGCGCTGACGCTGGTCTCGATCGGCCGCTGCTCGACGCAGCGCCTCAATCTTCTGCGCCACCTTGTCAATGGTCAGCGCCATGTATTCTCCTTATGCCTGGGGAACCTTCAGCTTGTCCCAGCTAGCCTTGCCAGGGTAGCCGTCTGCGGCCTGCCCGGTGTACTTCAGCTTGCGCTGCCACCAGGCGTACGCCTTGATGTCGGCCCGAGTGAACTCTGGGCCTGGCCCTTCCTTGTATCCCTTGTATCCGGCCTTCACGAGGGCCTTGCCCATCTGGGTGATCAGGGGGTGTCGCTTACCCAGTCGGAAGAAACCATTCCCAGGGAAAGGGGCATAGACTGGTCGAGGCTTAGGGACAGGCCCTGAACCGGAGGAGCCTGGGGCTCCTCCGTTCAACACCGCCTGAACCTGGTCTCGGAAGGTCGTCATGTTGACGCCCTTCGGGTCGATCTTCCAGTTCGACCACTCCAGGTGACCGATCACGCTCTTTGCGCTCCAGCCGTAGAAGCGGCAGATGGCTGCCGCGAACTTGACCATGGCCTCGATCTGCACCGCTGGCCACGGGTCGTTGCCGTCTCCACGGTTCACGCACTCTGCTCCGTAGAAGCAGTCGTTGCCGTCGACGGCTCCGGCCGAACCCTCGTGATACTGGGGGTCGGAGGGGGAAGCCCCGTAGCTCTCGTTGATGACCTCGGCCTTGACGTCCGGGTCGCCTCCACCAGCGTGGTTCGCGCGGCCCTTGGAGATCAGGTAGACGACGCCCTTCTTGTTGATCAGGGCGTGGCACTTCGGGCCTACCAGGTTCGAGTCACCGTGGTAGACATTGTCGATGATTCCCTGTCCGTCGCCGGACACGGTGTGGTGCATCATCACGCCGTTGACAGGACCGAAGGTCTTGCCGGTCTCGTCGTCACGCTCATGAGTGCGCCATTCCAGGTACTCCACAACCTTCAGCCCCTCGGCCTTGAGAGCCTTGAGGAGCTGGTCAGCCGTCATGGGAGTTGCCATCAGTTACCCCACCAACTTCCAGTTTCGTTGGACATGCTGGCCTGTGCCATGTAGTCCAGATCGATCGTGATAGAGCGCTCGCGGTCGCGGGGGCTCTGGTACTCGTTGGACACGTGGAATACGTTGTCCACTTCTCCGATCAGTTCCCTGGCCCTGATCTCTGCGAACCAGAGGGCCATCACTGTATCGGTCTTCTTCTTGGTCTTCTGCCCTGGAGGCAGAGGCTCCCAGGTGGTGAGCTGCTCGATGAGCATCTTCACCCCTTCACCGCTACTGCGGG